TTTTTTTCTATACCTTTCATATCTGTCCATCTTCTAAATACATTATGATGAACTATTACGGTATCACCTTTTTTTATAGGTGTTTCACCTACTCTAGGTATTTCAATAACCTTAGCATGTCTATTAACAAACTTGTGCTCGTATATATCAGTGTTAACTATTAAATCTTTATCACCTACCTTAAGCTTGTTGTTATATCTACCACCTAATGGTTTTATTATAAAGTTTTGTACACTCTTCACTAATACTCTAAATTATATTCTACAGATATAGCCATGTTTTTATTAAAGTCTTTCCAAGGTATTATCTCGTCGTTCTTTGTTATAAAAACACTATACTTGTCTTTTTCTTCTAATATAGCCTCGATGGTATGCCCTCCGTAGACCTCTTGGCCTACAGAGTAATGCATTGCATCGTTTTTATAGTCTTTACCTATACTAATCTTTCTTATCAGCTTCATCTTCCTTAGGTAATTCACTAATGGTACCATCCATTATGTTAATACTTACTTTACCATATTCTTCTTCAAGGTTTGTTTGCATAACACTTAACTCTGCTTGAACAGCATCCATTTGTTGGAAAGTTCTCATTTTACTTACTTCTAAACCACCTATTTGGTTTTGTAAGCCCTGTAAAGCTCTAACTTTTTCTTGAAGTTTTTCTAATTGCTTATCAGTGATTTTTAAATCATTTGTTTTCTTTGCCATAATTTTTATTATTTATTTAATTTAACTTAATTTATGCCCAAGGTAAAGGTTTGTCTTCCTTTTCCGGTAAGGCTTGTTCTGCTAACATTTGACCAATCATGCTTTTATTATGATCAACGTTAACTGTTTGTTTAACAAACTCTCTAACATTTGCTTCTGTTAAGTCAGCAAATGCTGTAAAGTTTTCTGGATCTGGATCGTTTAAAACACAAGTTCTGTGTATAACAGCTTCTTTTCTATTTTCACCAGTTCCTTCAACACCTGTATATTCATATTCTATCTCTTTAATAACATCAGTAAGGTTATTATAAGTAGGATATGTAATTGTCTTTATTATTCTATATGTATACGTTATTGCCATGATTATATTATTACGCTATTTTCACATTTTTTACCTAACAGTTAGCAACGGAAGATACTTGTTCGTCTTCAACATACATAAACTTAGCACCGTTGGCAGCAAATCTATAATAACCATCAGTCAAAGCAGTTGTTCCCGAGCTATTACTATATACGTTATCATTTACAGCTGGAAGGCTTGAACTGCCATCATGGTAATATGTTTGGTTTAAAGTTGCGCCACATACTTGTTTTGCAGATAATTGAACAGTACTAGAACTAAAACTAGTTAAACTAGTAGCATCGTGGTCATAACTGTAAAACTCAGACATCGCGTGTGGTGTAGACCCATTTGGTCTATTTGCAGCTTCATTACCTCCTACGTTTATAGAATCGTACACACCTGTGCTTGCTTGTGTTAAAGATGTTGAACTCTCTGTCCAAACACCAGCATAGTTATTGTTTTCAAGTTCATTTCTGATACCTGACATTCTAATTAATCCACTACTTGGTACAGCCATTGCACTTACATTTTAATTTTTTAAGTTCTTCTACTTCAGCTGTTAATTCTTTTACAGCTTCTATTAACACACCTACCATGTTTCCATAAGCTACTGCTTTGTGTCCATCTGAATCTTTTGTTGTTACAACTTCTGGTATTACTTCTTCAACTTCTTGAGCTATAACACCCATCATTCTTTTATCACTAGAACCTTCATCTGTTCTAACAAACGTAACACCTCTTAGTTTGTTTACTTTTTCTAATGCGTCTGTTATTGTTTCTATTTCATCTTTAACTCTTATATCTGAGTAAGCTACAATATCATGAGAAGCATATATAGATGTATTACTAACGTTTCCGCTCACGTCTAATGTGTAGTCTGGTGTACTATCATTTATACCTACTCTACCAGTTTCTGCAACTGTTAGTGTTTCTTGTGAGTTACCAGCACCACCCATATAAATTCTAAATCTATCAGAGTTACATCTAAACGTTTGTACTGATGTTGAAGGTTGTTCAAACTGACCACCAGCAGTTGCACTGTATGTTAACTCTAGTTTGTTATTTAAACTAACAACTCCATTAGATTCCCAACCAGCACTTGTTGTTGTTACTCTTGCTACATTATTATATCTAAGCTCAGCGTATCCACCTGAACCACCCCAAACTATACAGTTTTGATTAGTACCACTACTATTTTCTGATTGGAAATATATTGTATTACCGTGATTGTAATTTCTAAATATAGTATTAGAACCATTGTGTTCCATTCTAAAATCAGCGCCAGTACCTAGTCTTATTTCAACATTATCACTAAAAGTAATATTACCACCAGCGGTATCTGCAGTATCACTTCTTAAATACTTACTTTGAGTAGATGATGATGTTAAATAACCAGCGCTTGAATGGTCACCCCAACCGTAAGCATCATGAGCGTGGCTTTCTACAGTATCTAAATCTACAGCTTGAGTTACTGATATATAATCTAATTTAGTATGATCCGCGTTTGTAAAGTTATTCTGCGTTAAACCGCCATCACCAACTGAATACGTGGTGTTTACCCAAGGAACATTTACAAACATTTTTTTGCTAGCGTCAAACTCAACCGGATAGTTTTGACCATTTTCGCTATAACCAATTTTGACTAAACCTAATGTACTACTTGTTGCAGCGGCGTATGTTGTATTTGTAGCTGCTAATTCAATAACACCATTATTTTCATCTATACTTATATTGTTACCTTTTTTAAACCTCAATGTTTCAGACGCTCCTAAAGTACTGTCGGCAGAGTCGTCACCATTGCTATCAACCTCTACCGTTCTAAAAGTATTATTATCACTAGGGAAACTTATATTACTAGAGTGTATTGTTCCTGCATTTGCAGCTGTCCAGTCTATATGCTCATTTGCAACAAAATTCGTTAACGCATCATGATCTACATTAGAGTTTAATACATTAGCTTTGCTAAAATCAGATGAATCCCACACTTGGTTCCATGAAGACCATGTTCCATTTTCTTGGCCTCTTACATACATTCTACCTTCTTCTCTCCAGTCTTGTGCTAATTGTGTTTGCCAATCGTTACTGTAAGCCATTGTCATTAAAGAGTGATCTGTACCAGTAGGAGCTGGACTAGCAGATCCACTCATATAGTTAAATGTAACACCTCTACTGTCACCAGCTGTGTCAGGTGCCGTTGTTGTTCTACTTGATAGTGCACTATTAACAACAAACGTTGGTTTACTACTTATACCACTCCAAGGAACTGAGCCAGCTGAACCAGTTGTGTTTTGATTCCATGTAGGTACTGTACCTGTTAATTGATCATACCCTATTGATAAAGCTCCTTCATGTTGAGTAACGTTGCCTTGCGCTATTCTAGCATTAGCAAAAGTACCTGAGTTTATATCACCAGCAGCGTGATTATGTGAACTAGCTGCGGCACCTAATTCTGCTAAAGTAGGTTTATGACCTTCGTGATATATTTCGTTACCTTCAATAGTAACTTTACCAGCAGCAGATCTAGCTATAGTAGTATCACTAGCGTGACCTAAGTTTATAGCACCTGCAATAGTTATATTTCTATCGTAATCTAATAAGTTTGTGTAGTCGGTATTTTCTGTACCAGAGAAATTAGAAGTTATAAATATATTCTGCATAGGTATAGTTGTATAACTACTATTACTAGG